AACCTTTTCCCACTGTAGGCAAACAACTTTGCGGTTATAAACATCACCCGTCCACGCCCACCGCACACAGCGGTATTCAGTCTTCCTGTCTTGGCTGGCTGCTCCCGGTAGAAACACCAAAAATAGCATCAATAGCCAACGCATTTACCACGACCAACTCCACGCAATTATGTACGTGCCATAGATGACGAAGGCCACAATAAGGACTGCGGCAATGAATGCTTCAGCCCAGTCCCACATGGCTATGCCGCTGCTGTACGCAAGGGAGTTAAGTCTTCCGTTGTCCAATGATATTTTTTCATTCTTCTCATCCTATTTACAAGTGTTGTGTAAGGCATTCCAAGAGCTTCAGCCATATCTTTGATGCAACCAAATTGTTTTCCATCAAGAGATACTTTAACTGCTTTTGGGTTTTTACCACGAGGTAATGAACTTTTAGCTTTGCGTTCAAAACTTAATTTTCTGCCACGCAATGCTTTTGATATTTTATCGCCAACGCCTAATTTTTTTGCGCTATTGTTTTCGCCAAGTTGTCGTTCTCTAACAATATGCTTATATGTTTCCATTGTACGAGCCATTGTTTTACTAAACTTTGTTTTTGCTTTATCAGTGTGGCGATAACCAGAAGCACCCTCTCCACCATCGGTCAGATTGGCAAGAGATGCGCCTTGTAATTTAAGTTTTGTAATTAGTTCTTGTTCAGCCAAAAAAGCAAGTTCTTCGTCAATTTTGTCTACAACAACACAAACATCAAAACCGCCAGCTTTTGCAACAACACGTTTCCAGTGTTGATTTCTACGCCTTGCCTCAAAACATCTACGGCCTTTACCTTTACCGACATAAAAGACGGTATTGGTGTCAAGCCGAATGTGTTCGTAGACGTAGAACATTACTGACCTGCGGCAATAGCGGCGTTTAATGGAGCCAAATCTTCATTTGTCCAATACGTCTTTGCAACCATAATTTCTAAGTGAGCCACGTTACGAGCAACGCAATCTGCCCAGTCAGCGTCGTTCATGTATTCAGGCTTACCGCCGTTAATGAGAGCCACGCTATCTAATGCGGCTTTGTAGTGTTGAGCGATTTGCTCTGGTGTTTGTGTATCCATGATTTATTCCTGAGTTAAAAGCTCTTTAGCTTTGTGTTTAATTTTTGCCACAATTATGGCAGTCGAGGTATCCCTGTCAATGGTCATATAACCCTGACAAGTAATGTTGTAGTCAACACCGTTTGTATCTTTTTCGCTTTTGATTGGGACGGTTATGTCAAGGTTCTTAAACAAGAACTCTTTACCGTTTTCAAAGACGCGCCAGACATGATCCATCGTACCGCGCCCATCTTGGCCTCTGCTTTTATTGAACCGAATCTGGTACGTGTTCATATTACTTCAGCGGCTGGCGGCGTAGCGCAGGTTTGTGGCTGGTGAATGACTGTCAAATTAAAATGTACAAACTTAATAGGCAGGTCAGCCGCATGGCGTGTAAACGAGTGCGCTAACCATGAGTTAGCAAAGATCATCATGCCGGGCTTGGGCGTAAAGTTAATCATCCTACTGGCTGGTGTTGCCATGTTCATGTCTTGTTCGGGCAAATCAATCTGTACTTTTCCTGAACGGGGGTCGTGGAACACTACGTTTGAGCAGCCTTCTGGAGTTTCTAAGAAGTAAAAGCCGACAATCTGTGAACCAAACCCATGAACGTGTGCGTCCATTGCCGAGTGCTTATGGTGTTCTTGTGTCCACATTTCCATAAAAGACACCGCTTTGTCTCCCATTGCATAGCCCTGCTCATTAAGAATGTTCCAAGCAGTAGCACCAACAAACTCAGTAAAGCTTGCCATGCGGGGGTCGCCAAAGTAATTACCCGTCATGTAGAGGGGGTAGATTTCATTTAACGATTGTGTTTTGCGGGATTCTGCCAAACCTTCTTCAGAGACAGTGTTAACTGCTTCTAAAAAGTCAGGGCGCTCAATGATGTAGATTGGGCAGGGAAAGTGATATGCAACTTGAAGTTGCGTTTGTTTAACAACTTCAGCCACTGACTCAGCGGCTTTGCACACTTTTTGTTTCTTGGCTACTTTGCTCATAGTGCAACCCAAGCCCATGTAATAAAATTAAACTTGTATTCGCCTTCTGGACGGGCAGGAGCCTCTTTCCAATTTGCGTCTGCGCCGCACCAGAATACCAACACACCTTCAACTGGGGCTGGGCGCGGGATTGGGGGAACCATCTTGCAAGTGGCTTCATCTAAAACCCAAGCTGACCAGTTTGTAGCGTACTCTCGGTTATTGAACGCTGTGATAACTTCTTGTTGCACGGAAGTTTTTTCTTCCGCAGTCATGTCGCGCTTGTGCCACACATCCATCCACACACCATTTACTTTTTCGTAAGTAGGTTCGTTTGCGGCCAGTAGTTCATAGACGCCCAAAACAGGGCACTCAACACGGATGAATGGTTGCCAGTGCGCTGGAATAGACCCAAATGCCTCTAAAAGATTTTTTTCATTAGCAGGGTGATTTTTAATCATCCCATTTTCAGTTTCAATATAAAGGTTCATGGCGATCCTACACAGGTTGAGGGAAATGAGCGCGCGCATCCGGGCCAGACAATACGAACGGCTCCAAAGCCGCCACGAGGGCTACTACCCCCACCACCACCACCGCCATAAGCACCGCCCACACCTGATTGAGAATTAGCGCAACCAACACCACCATTTGCTCCGCCAGAACCCCCCCTCCCTGCGGGTTGAGGATAGAAAGAAGCGTTTTGGTTGACAGAAGCCCCGCTAGTACCTTCACCAAGTATGCCAACACCGCCACCGCCGGATCCGCCTCCACGACGACAGACGCCTCCTTCACTGTAAAAAACACCTTGTGTCCCGCCGCCACCGCCACCGCCGGAACCTGCCTTTCCACATGTAGTGCCACTTCTACCAGCCGCGCCACCATTACCAGAATAACCCGCCGCGCCGCCACCGCCGCCATTGCCTTGGTTTGATCCGGCTCCTCCATTTGCTCCACCCGTACGAGTGCCACTTGGGGTTCCACCAGCATAACAGTTAGCGCCAGCCCTTCCGTTATTTCCTCCTGTAGCCGCAGGTGCAGTGCCATTAAACGATGAAGTACCAGCAAAGGTACAAGCGGAGCCAGCTATTGAATTTCCAACAACAACGGCGTAAGAGCACCCCGGAGTAACAGTCACATTGTTTCTATACGCCAAGCCACCGCCACCACCGCCACCACCACCACAGTTACTGCCATTACCACCAGCACCTACAACTACAATGGAAATTTTGGTTACGCCCGCAGGCGCAACCCAAGAATATGTTCCCGGCGTAACGTAAGAACAAGAACCCGGAGGGGGGCCGAAGGATCGTTGATTTTGAAAGACAGCTTGTAGTGCACCGCTCATGTTAATCCACTCCCTGAAATAAGCCAAGATGTTGAGGTAATCTTAATGCAGGTTGCTGATCCGTTTGTTGCCAAGGTTCGTGAACCTGTTGTACCTGCGGGGGATAAAGTCAATGTGTCTGTCGTGATGGCAATCGTGACGTTTGCCACTGCCATGTTGATGAACGTGATGGCTGTACCAATAGGGTAGGCCACAGAACCGTTTGCAGGGATCGTAAACGTTCTTGCGTTGTTGTCACCAACTGGGTGAAAGATGTGCTTGCCAGCATCTGATGCAACAAGTGTGTACGCGGCTGATTGGCTGTTTTGTGGGATGTTGCGGAACGGCACATCGTTCACGGCCCAATCAACACTCAAACCCGGCACGCGCAGCTTGGTGATGCTACTGTTACCAATTGTGACTTCGTTGTCTACTGTGGCAGAAGATGCCGCAGAGTTGTAGCCAATCAGGATGTTATTAGAGCCAGTGGTCAGGTCGTTTGTGCCTGATTTACCAGCAAGCGATCCTAATAAAGTATTTTGAGCACCAGTTGTTACTTCTCCGCCAGCGGATCGACCAAATGCTACGTTGTTTGCGCCTGTGGTATTAACAATAAATGCAAGAGCACCCACAACGGTATTGTCGCTGGCTGTGTTAGATTGAAGCGCAGTCCTACCCACCGCAGTGTTAAAGTTTCCTGATACATTAGCATCTAATGCAAAAGAACCAAGAGCCGTGTTGCCTGTGCCTGTGGTGTTGGTATCTAATGCTTGATTGCCAACAGCAGTGTTTTCATTACCATCTATGTTTGAGCCAAGAGCATCACTGCCCATAGCTACGTTTTGCGCACCAGTGGTGTTAGCGTCTAAAGAGCCTTGACCAACAGCGATATTGTTAGAAGCCGTTGTATTTGCACCAAGAGCATTACTACCCACGGCTACGTTACCAGCGCCTGTAGTGTTAGCATCTAACGATCTGAAACCAACAGCGGTATTATCTGCGCCTGTGGTGTTTACAAGAAGCGCTTGACCACCAACTGCTGTATTGTTTGCACCTGTTGAGTCTTTGAGAGCCTGAAAACCAACTGCTGTGTTGTAAGTAGAACTTACCATGTTTCTCAAGGCTTGAGCGCCTACTGCCACATGGAAAATACCATCAATGTTTGACGACAATGCCAAATCCCCAACAGCAGTGTTGTTGCCACCTGTAGTGTTTGCGCCAAGAGAGTTTGAGCCAACAGCGGTGTTGCTGGCGGCTGAAGTATTGGCATCCAACGCTTTAAAACCAACAGCCGTGTTGTCCGTGCCAAAAGTTGTTAACAAACCAGCTTGATAGCCAATTAGAGTGTTGTTTGCACCTGTACTTACATTACCTGCTTGGTATCCCAAGAAAGTTTCAAACGCACTTCCGCTGTTTGTTTCCCCGTACACAGTACCCAAAGCAGTAGGTGTAGCGGCGGCAACAGTTGCTGTGTTAGCAATAGTGATAGAACCAGCACCGTTGGTGACGCTAATACCAGAGCCTTGCGTTAAAGTCGCAAGTGTATAGTTTGTTCCATTACCAATCAGTACTTGCCCGTTTGTTGGCGTGGTTGCTAATGCTGTACCGCCGTTGGCTACTGGCAAAGTTCCTGTTACACCCGTAGTTAAAGGCAGGCCAGTTGCTGATGTCAAAACTAAAGTAGTAGGTGTTCCCAAATTAGGTGTCACCAAGGTCGGAGATGTTGCAAAAACATTTGCACCACTACCAGTTTCATCTGTCAAAGCACCTGCCAGTTGAGATGAAGTAAATGAACCTAAAGACGTTGCATTGCCAACAGAAGTGACTGCACCTGTTAAGTTAGCGTTAGTAGTGACATTACCCGCAGTTAAGCCAGATGCAGTTCCTGTAATGTTTGTTCCAACAAGTGCAGAGGGTGTTCCAAGGGCAGGGGTTACCAAAGTTGGAGAAGTTGCAAACACCAATGAGCCAGAGCCAGTCTCGTCAGTTACTGCCGCCGCCAAATTAGCTGAACTAGGAGTGCCAAGGAAAGTGGCAACACCACTTCCAAAAGACGTAATTCCTGTACCACCAGAAGCAACCGGGAGCGCAGACCCCAGAGTCAAAGATGTGAAATACGAAGCCGCATCAACAACGTTTGTGCCGTTGTTAAAGACCAGCGTGGCCTTGCCCGCAGGAACAGAAATGCCCGTACCTGAAGTGTTCTTCACTGTTTTAGCGCCAGTGCCGGTGTTATTGATAAGGTAAAACTTCTCAATCTGGCAACCAGAACCCAGTATCAAGTTACGCACAGACCCTACACCAGAAGAGCTTTCTGTGATGTTTAAACGTAAGTTTCTAGCCGCTTGGGATGTTGCCGAGTCGGTAAGCGTAATTGTTACGTCTGCGTCCGTTGCAAAATCTACTGTGGCTTGACCTGTAATGGCCTCACCCAGTACTGCGTCGCCCAGATTGACGTTGGTAAGGTTACCCCATTGACCTGAGTTCTGTCCTGTTTCAAGCAACTCTATTTTAAGTGCTGACCATGTTGATGCCATTTTTAACTCCTAGTTCGTTGCAACAGCAGCCCAACCTGCTGTTTGCGTGTTACCGATATTTTGCCAGTTTGCGTTCTGCGTGTCATCTATTACTTCCCAGAAAGGCCGCGCAGTTATTGCGTCTGTTCCCGTTGCCAACTCGTTAATGGCAGCGATAAATGCCGCCGCTGCCACCAATGTATCTGCACTTACTGCATTTTCAGTAATTGTGCCTTTAAACCCTACTTGTGCCGTAACTACATCTAACCCCGTCGCGGTTTCTGTAATTGCCGCATTAATTACCACTACCGCCGTTACTGCATCTGTGCCTGTCGCCGTTTCTTGTACATCACCAAAATATACAAGACTTCCGGTTATGTTATCTGTTCCGGTTGCTGTCTCGGCTACCGCACTTGCAAACCCTGCGTTAGCTAAAATAACATCTGTGCCCGTTGCTGTCTCACTGACCGCAGGACTTAAAGTTCGTGTAGCAGTTACAGAATCTGTTCCTGTGGCTGTTTCTGTTATTACAGAAACAAACGCTACACCCGCTGTAACAACATCTGTACCTGTTGCCGTTTCGCTTACTGTTGGATTAAGCGTTAAAGTAGAATTCACCGCATCAGTAGCGGTGGCTAATTCACCTTCTCCACCCCACGAATTACTACCCCAACCGTTTTGCCCCCAAGCCGTTCCAGCAATTGTTGCTGAATAAACTTCACCGCCTACTGTTGCATCTGTGCCCGTAGCAGTCTCGGCAATTACCGCGCCTACAGAAATAACAGAAACTACTGCATCTGAACCTGTGCTTGCCTCTGTTACCGTTGTGGCATATAGCGGCCCGCCTTCTGTAGCGTCTGTCCCTGTTGACGTTTCCGTTATGCTTGAGGTAAATATCTTACCCGCTGCAATTGCATCTGTGCCTGTACCTGTTTCACTGACAGCGGGGGCTACACTTAACGTGGAGCTAACCGCGTCTGATCCTGTGGAGGTTTCGTCTACGGAGCTAGTGAAGGCGGTAAAACCACCCCACCCTTGTTCGCCCCATAAGCCGTCACCCCACCCAGCCATATTATGCCGCCAAGCTGAATGTGTAAGTCACAGACAAAGTATCGCTGTTTACCACAGAGCGGTCGCCGGGTGAGCCAAAGTCAGCAGCAGAGAACAATGTTCCTGTTGTGCCACCCTTGGTGTTTTCGCTTGTTAAAAACGCACCGCCGACTGTTGTTGTGCCATTGATATTAAACACTGCGGGAGAAGCTGAGTTAGTCACTACAGAAGGATTGGCAGTTGTAGCGGTTACAAGCGTGGCAGTCACACGGTTGGCATTGCTGTAAGCAGTAACTTCTGTCCAACCAGCATGTGAAGCCATTGTGTCGCCCGCCGCAGGTGTATTAGAAGCGCCAGCGCCGTACAAACCAAGATACCAAGTGGTAATCTGGCTCACTGAAGTCAAAGCACTGCCAGCCATATACTGGAGGCCAACGTTGACTACAAGATTCTTAGACTCGGCAGACCACTTCAAGTTGCCGTCTTTGTCGTGGCATTTGATTTTAAATACGCCTGTAGCTTTTGCGTCCTCACCGGCTTTGGTGTTACAAGTCAGGCCACTAGAAACAACGTCAGTGGCTTTGGTTTTTTCAATAGTCATAATGACTCCTTAGTTAGAACTACGAATTAAAGCAGAAGATGCCGTGTTAGCGGGCATCACGATTGTAAAGTTACTTGATGTTTTGTCAGACCCAAAATCCAATACCGCAATAGATTTATTTGCCTGAGTAACATTGTAAATTAAAGCACACCGAGCTGTCACCGAGGCGTTAAACACAGCATCATTGAAGTTCACAAAGGCTGTGTACCCATCAGAGCTGATTGTGACCCCAGACAAAGTCACGCCGCCCGGCGTGTACCCACCACCACTCACCTCGTTGGTTGAGTTGTACTCAGTTGTGCTCTCATCAAGATTGACGCTGGCTGTATACAAAGCAACCTTTAGGGTATTTGTAGACAGGTTATGCACACCTGTATAAAGCTCTAGTTTAAAGCTGGTGGTTTGAGTCTGTAAGATCATGAGACAGGAACCCTTACTTGGCCATCTCGGTAAGCATCACCGCGCTGCTTGCCGTCGGCAAGGTTCTTATACAAAGCAATAGCTTGGACGTACCGTTCTTGGTACAGTTTCAGCATGTCTGCTTCACCCTTCATGTAGGTGTAAGCTTCCACCAAAGAGCCGTACAACAAGGTTGTATCAAAGTTATCGCCCAGCCAAGTCGTACCGGCAGTCACAATAGACTCTGGGTAATAGTAATAATGTAATTCTGCGGTGTAGTTTGCATTTGGTGTCGGGCCAAGGATGAAAGTAAGCTCCCGCTCGTTGTCTGACCGAGGGCCAAAAATGGCGTAGTGTTTAGGCTCACCAAGCTGGGCCGTCAAAGGATACGCTTCACGAATGAAGTTAACGTCCTTGTTAAGTAGGTACAGATTGTCACCTTGGAAGATGACCGTACCTGACACTGTACCGCTGTTGGCAACCGTCAGTGTGACGGTCGTTCCCACAATGCCTCTGACCAGTGCGTTGACACCAATGCCTGTACCTGTTACCTGCTGGCCTGCTGCGATCCCAGCGGCACTCGCTACCACAATGGTTTTAAGTCCAGATGTACCCGTCGCAGTTGTTGAGTTGTTTGGAAATATGGCAAGGCTGTAAGCAGACAAAAAGTCCGTAGGACACTGCAAAAACTTATTACCAGTGGTTAAGACACCCGTTACGTTTTCTCTTAAAAAAGAAGGCTGGGCAACGTTATAAATACGCTGCTCCGCCTGTCTGACAAAGACAGGGATCTCCGCCACGAAGTCTGTCTCCGTGTTCTCGGTATACGCCTGAATAGCGCTAACGAGGGCTGCGTAGTTCATGCCATCGGGCCTCTGGCAATTCTACCTTTGGTCGCTGCGCCATTACCGCGTGTAACGATACCGCTTGTCTTGGCCGCAGGAGGGGGTCTGCGGTTAATGCCAGCTACAGACATATTGACTGTGCCTGCATCACTCCGGTTAGGGCCTGACGCGGCTGAAGGTTTGACAGGCTTGCCTGTCATTGTGTGAGGAGGTGCATACACAGCCGCATCGCCCACCTCTTTGCCCATCATCTTTTTGCTAAATTTAGCCATGATTAACCTCGTTTCTGTGCGGCAATCTTTGCCAAACCACGTCCCATAGACAACATATCAGCATTGGTTTTACCTTTGCCTTTGCCTTTTCCGCCGCGCATGATGCCAACTGCGGGGCCGCTATCGCC